CTAATTCTTTACCCTTGTAGCATACTTTATCTTCTGATAATTCTATATTAGTTGTTTTATCACCTATTTTTAATGGTTTTAGATGATTGTCTACTGGACTATCATCAGCAAGGGAAACTATGTTTTTTAGCTTCCCTTGAAAAACATTTCTTAATGCTTTTTTAATTGATGATATTGACATTACTTACTTTCCAGCTTATTTATTCTTTTTTCAAGTTCTCTAACTTTAATATCCAACTCATTATCATTTTCTACATAATCTTTTATTTTACTAAGATTATATTTCTTTGTTAATTGATTAAAGACAATTTTAAGAACTTGTTTTATAAGAATTTTTTGTAACATTACTTCTTGATCTTATCTATAATAGGTTTTAAAAGCATATCCCATACAAAATCATCTTTTTTAGATGGACTTAGCTTAATACCTTTTTCAAGCACATAAAGTGCTAATAAAAACCATTCCCAGTTGTTTGTTAATATTTCCATTAGTTTAACTCTCCTTTGTCTATTAGTTCTATGTTATTGATCCATGCTTCCACATATTTCAATCTTTCATCTAACTCTTTAAATTGTGATTCTTTAAACACAGGTGGGTGTGAATCTTTCTTTAAATGTGCTACTATAATTTCAAGATTTTCTATGTACTTACCTTGTTTGTTTATAGCCTTCCATAATATATCTAATTGTCTATCTAAAGTCATCTTCATGTAACCAACCTTTATCTAATAATATAATACCTCCAAAAAAAACAATACAAAATCCTACTGCAAATAATATAATCTTAATCATTAGTATTTTTTGTTATCATTCTTTTCTTGCATTCTTAAAAACTTTTCTCTTAGTCCATTACCACTTAACTTAGCTATTACTTCTACTAATGTTCTGTAACTATTCTCAATGCCTTTTTGCTCTAATTGCATTTTTTTTTGTTGGTCAATCAACTTGACTAAGATACCTTCAACCCTACCAAAAGATTCTCTAAGTTCTCTTGTTAATTCATCTTGTATGAACTTAGTGGACTTCCATATATAAAAAGCCATAGCAATAGAACCTGCTACTGCAATACCATATCTGTCTAATATTTGAAACCAATCCATTATACTACAACCTTAAATATTGTTGTGCCTTTGTTTACTTTACCTGAACTCTTTGCATTGTATGCTTCTAATGATTTATCTATATCATACATATCATCATCATAATTTTGCAAGTCAATTTTTATACCATCTCTGTTACCATTCTCATAGAATATATAACAATTCTGTGATGCTCTACCTGCTAAGTTTAATGCCTTCTCAGAATAATCATTTGCTCCTACCATACTGCTGCTTCTACTAAAATTATCACCCACCCTTGCACTATGAACATGCCCAAATATGACATATTGTACATTTATCCCTCTTGACCTGTATCTACCCATTATTTGAGTAATACTTGTGTCAATGCCTTTTTTAATAGATCCATTACCATGTAATAATAACAAATTTTGTCCAGCAACTTCAACTACTAATTCAGTAGGGTCACCATTTATAAAATTAACCTTACTATCTTTAAATATATATTCTAATGTTTTAAATATAGTAAAATCATAATTATCAGATGCTAACATTTTACTCCAGCCCCATTCTTGTTTTACTCTTGATTCATTACCTGTAACTGCTGCAACTGATACATTAAAGTGTTTGTTAAGTTCTAAGATTACTTGTTGAAATATATCTACTGCTAAAAAAGTAGCCTTTGCTCTGTTAGTAGCCATATTAAGCAATTCATCTAACCTTCTATCACTATTTAACAAATCACCAGTTTGTGCTATTAATATATTGCTTATATTTTGTGATTTAAAGTATGTAATAGCCTTTTTAACAAAGTATTTACATCTTTTAGATGCAACCTTAAAGTCATACTTATTATGCTCTAAATCAACTAATTCATTAAAATGTATATCACTAAACTGGATCACTCCACAAGCTTTACTTTTTTGTTTATGTGATTTAGTTAGCTTACTTAACTTATAATTGTCAAAAATCTCTTGTAGCTTATTGTTGTATTCAGATATTGCATTTTCTATTCTTGCATATTCTCTGAATGACTTTCTTTCAATTCTGTTTACATCTTGTATGGATTGTTTTTGTTTGGCTAACTTTACATTTGCTCTAAGTATGTCTGCATCATCAGGTGATAGTGGATATATTGTTTTATGATTGCACTTTTTGCATTTATATCTTTGCCTACCTCTGTGCCAACCTTCTTTACCCAGCTGTAAACTAAAGCAGTTAGGACAAACAAGTTCCATTAAATATTTATTCCTTTATAAAATACCCTAAAACACTTGCAATTAAAAATGTAATTGCAGTACCAACTCCCATAATTTTTTGTATAGCAGATTCTGCTTTACCTACTCTGCCATTTAATTTTTCTAAATGCTTATGATTTGCATCAACTTTTTCTTTAATGTATTTAAGATGAGTGAGAACCACCTCTGTGTCTTTTTTATTCATAGGCTTCTTATAACCTCACTTAATTCTTTTGCCCTTCTTGGTGTTTGTTTTGCCCACAAAGAATCTAACATTTCTACTGATGCTTCTTTATATTGCTCTGTTTCTAATAAATATATTGTTTTTTTAAATTTACTAAAACCTGATAGTCCAAGCTGGTAACACATATTAATAACAACATCTTTGCCACCTTGTGGTAAATACATATACCAATCAAACTTTTTTCTAACTTTAGTTTCTAACTTAGCTAATTTTAATATTAGTATTTGTTCTGATATTTCTTCTGTAAGTTCTAAATCTTTTATAGCAAAACCATATCCTATTGTATCATAACCTTCTGTGCATTGATATACTGTAGACCTAAAACCTTCATGATGTTTAATCTGTTCTATTAAACTCATTCTTCTGAAGAAGTCCAATCACTCTTAGCAAGTTCTTCTAATATCTCACTATGATTATAAGTAGTTAGTCCATCAAAACAACTTGGAGTATCACCATCAAACTTTAATATAGCTTTACTACCATCTAATGTTTTTCTTAGTGTGTCTTTCCCTGATTGTATTGCATTTATAATCATTTCATCTGTTATATCAGATACATTTACTATAACCCATTTTCTATTAGAATAATCCATTATGGTGTATCTCCTTCTATATCAGCCAATGACATACTTTTCATAAAACCTGCATTA